CTACTGAAATAAATGGTGAAATTTCTGGCTTTCTTTGTAAAGAGCTTCGAACACATCCTGCCATCTTCCATCATCATAACAAAGTTTTGCATAACTTTCACAAAAGTGATAATCATGGTTAATTTGTGGGACAATCTCGAATACTTCTACTTCATACTGAGCGGAACTAACTTTTTCACCCGCATCAATCATATCGCTATACTTATTCATTAAATCAACTAAAAATTGTTCCTGATTTCTTGTAATTTCTGTCTCATATAGCAATCTTGATATTGGATCACCACAAAATAATAAGTCCATTCTAAATTCAATTAAATCCAGTCTTTCTTGCAGTTCAAAATCATCCATTGTTACACCTCTTTCACATTTATTGAAATAATTATACGCCTGTATGAGAACATTTACAATCAATTAACCAATAAAAAAAAGAGTGCTTTCACACTCTCTAAACTGTCGGGGCCTCATCCGTCCCAAAATCTGCATACACTTTCAAGTCTTGCTTATACCCCTCAAAGGTATCAATCCGCTTGATATTATAGTACCGGTCTTTATACTTAATCATATTTGTTGTGGACTTAATGTCATCCCTCCAATTGATTACAAATATCATTTCTTCCCCGGCCTGAACTGCTGCGGATCTGTAAAACTCACTCGCTGATAATTGCCGGACATAAGCCCAAAGTGTCCCGGTGTGGATCGGTGCCCATGATTCTGTTGGCATATCGCCCGGTTCCCCGGTAACTATTACTCCCAGAATCTGGATCTTCTTATCTTTTAATTGCTTCTTTTTCGTTGTATATTGATTTGACATTATTTTTCCTTTCTAAACTGCTTCCACAAACTCATTATAATGATCACATAGCCCCACATAAGCATCCAATAAACTGGCTGTACCATCGATCTTCATTTTTGCACCCTGCGCCTTTGCCGGAACGATGTTTTCATTGCGGTCTGTTAATGCTCCAGTATTACTTAAGCACCATTTCAAGATTGGGTTATTATTATAATTGATTTTATTGGCCTGAAGGTCGGCTCCCAACTGCTGCATGGGTAATGAAAGAGTTTTTGCACCCTGAATACACTTCTCCATCCTGAACCCGTTGCTTTCCATTTCATCCACCCAGTACCGGGCTGACCAGGCATCATAATAAATCCATGCCGGACTGATTCCATGGACCTGTACAAGCTCCAAAAACCACGCCGTAACATCACTATAATTAATAGTATTTCCCTGACATAACCGCAATAATCCACGGGCTACCCACTTATCATAAGGGATTTTGTCGGCATCCACTCTCTGATCAAAGGTATCCTGTGGCAAAAAATACATCTGTATAACAAACCGTTGTTGGGTTTCCTTGTCCATCATCAAGGCTGTGGCACAAGTTAAGTCACCGCTCTTGCTTAAATCACCGCCACCAATAAAATAGGATCCTCTAAACCGTTCAAGATCAAAGGTTGATTCATTATTAATATCATCCCATGTAAGCCATGAATTATAAGCATTGCTCTTGACGTTGAAGTCCTTGCACAGTATTCCGGCTAAATCATTGGGGCTATTCTCTGCCCGTTTTACCTTGTTTTCAAGGTCGTCAATCTTCTTTATGACTCCTAATCCGGGGTTCGCTTTCTGCCACGTTGACGGGTCTTTATACTCGTTTTTATCATCCAATTCATAGACGATCGGCAAAAAGGTTTCATCCTCAAACGTGCCATCCACGACACCACAAGCATAAGCATAGATATCATCAAAGATATTTTCTCTGACTGTACCGGATGTTGTCACCATTAGCATTAACGGCTGCCGTCTGGCACTCATTGACTGTTTCATAACTTCATATATTCCGCGATCTTTGATACTGTGAAGCTCATCAATCACACATAAATGAGAATTTAGACCGTCCAATGAATTGGAATTCTTGCCCAGCGGTTCAAACTTTGACAGCGTGGGTTCAAAATAAAGATCGGTTTTTCTTTTACGAATAAACTTCGATAAATCCGGGGACTGCTTCACCATGTTATGCGTTTCATCAAAGATGATTTTTGCCTGATCTTTTTTACTGGCACAAGAAAAGATTTCGGCTCCCGGCTCATTGTCGGCAACCATCATATATAATGAAATACCACTGGCCATTGTGCTTTTACCATTCTTTCTAGCTACCATGAACAAACTCTCACGATACTGCCTGTACCCCGTCAAATCGTCTATGAAGCCGAATAGAGCCATGATATAAGCCTTTTGGAACAACTCCAGCTTTAAAGGTTTCCCGGCTAATTCACCCTTTGAATGTCTGCAAAACTTTTCTATAAATTCAATGGGCTTATTTCCCCGGTCAATGTCAAAGTGATAACCTTTGGCAGATTTCTGCGGAATGTTCAGATCGTCCACAATCTTCTTGTATTGTTTATTAACCCGTTGGGACACGATCACCGCCCCGGATTGGATCTGATCCCAATAGGTTAAAATATAGTTTTCTTTATTGGTTGTCATGAATAAAGCTTAACAGCGCATCACCTTTATTATCGGTTGGGGTCTTTGGTAACAACCCCTCCAGTTGCTTGTATAAAAGGCTGTATCTTTGAATTGTGGTATTATAACCCTTTAATGCCGGGGATTCTCTCAAAAACTCCTGAGTGCCTTGTTTGAAATTCTCAGTCGGGCCATTTTCTTCAATGGTTTTCTTCAAAGTGTCCAGAATCTTAGTCATAAAGGACAATTCTTTTATCAGTTTTTCCGCTATCGGTTTCTTGTCGTCTGGAACTTTTCCCAGTATCATTTTAAAATCTTTTATATCCTTCAGTGTTTGTTTATCTTTAGCTATCGTCATTACAAAACCTTCTTTCTTTTCTCAAATCTTGTCATATGCCAACGTATTACCCACGGGTCATATGAAATACCGTGGAGGGGTTTTCTGTTGTACCCTGTCGATGTTCAGAATATCAAATCCATTTCAGCGAATGGGGGGATTAAAAACCCACGGTCACACCATTGCAAATTGTTTTCGTCATGGTCTGCACCATAACCAAAAAACATAAAAGAAGAAATTTACGCATTCGGGTGAACTAAGCCCGTTTGTTACTTTTGGCATTAAAAGTATTTAAATCGTTTATGCAATGATGTGGCACTGGGCTTTTAGCAGGTTTACACTTACTTACACACGTTCTACGGTTTAAAACGCCTTAAAACGCCATTTTGAGCCTTATTTTTCTCCTAAATACTGATTAAATCGCCGTTTTTATCGAACATTAACCCGTCTTTACATTCCGGGCTACCTAAATGATGAACCGTGTGACAATCTTGACACCAACACGCCAAATTTTCCCAGTTAAGAGTGATGTTAGGATCATTAATATTCTGTGGCGTGATATGAATAACATGGTGGCATATACGAGCCGGTTTACCGCACTTCTCACAGATATAATGTTGACTCATCATATATAACTTTGATACTCTGCGCCATTGCCTGCCATTATAAAACTTCTCCGCATATGCCTTTGCCATGTGTTCCTCCTATCTTATACTGTTGTCTTTACCAATGCCGACAATCCTTTAAGCAAACTATCAATGATAGTCTGAAGCTTCTCAGTGTCTGCATTTTCCGGGTTATACCACAATGACAAGATGAACTTACTGGCTGTTGTGGCTAGTGGTTCAAACACTTGTTGCTGTGGTGTCATTCCGGTTGTTAGTTCGATATATCCCGGGATGGCATCCAACAACGGGGAAATTATCCCGTCATTGGCATCACCATCAATTCTTAAGTAATCTCTGGCATCTGTTATTGATAACATTTAACTTATACTGTCGCTTTCTGTAACTTAATGAATGCTTCCGTGATAATTGGTTTGTTGTCATAAATAGCCATGGCTCTGTAATCAATCAAGCCTGATTTAAAGCTGCTATCTCTTGATACATCAACTACAATACCTTCAGGAAGGTTATAGCCTAGATAGTTGTAATTTCCGAAGAAAATATCACCGTCCGTCTCGATATTGTCGTCAATCACTACATCAAAACCTAAAATCTTACCGATGCTTTCACCTTTAGGATCCTGAATAAATAAAGGTCTTTTATTTGAATCTACCATGCCATAAACTGAATTATACAAAGTTGCATTGTTCATTGCCCATTTTGCACCGCTGGAATAACCACGTTTTAGCAACGATACGGCTTTTGTAATATCTGTGTAAGCTAAAGTGCTTGATAATGCCACGGTTATGAGGTTTACACCTTCTAACCATGTGATCGTGTCCAATCCGCTGCCCTGATCGGTTCCGGTGCCGTTGATCAAGTCATAATTGATTGTTTCCATGATGGCTGCGTTCAATTCTTCGATAATATAGCTTTCAAAGGCTGCAATGCTCATTTTTTTAGCTTTTGCACTGATTGAAAGGATTTTGATTAATTCATAACCATCAAATGAAACCTTGGTGGTAGAAGTGGCTTCACTGTCAACGGGTGCACCTTCCACATGATGTTGTGCCCGGCTTCCCGGTGTACCGATTGGAACGCTTAATTTCGTTGGAATATTGAAGTTTCTTGCTTCACTGATTAAACCGCCCATGGTTCGAGCTTTGGTTACAATCTCATTTAACGTTGCGGTTGGAAGAACAGCGGCTGCACTGGTGGCGGTGTCAAATGCGCTGGTTCTTTTTTCTGACTCCACAATTCCCTGTGCTTTGTCATAAGCTGTGGTTTCAAATGGAGTGAGCTTCTGGCCTAGTAAGGTTTTAAAGAAGGCTGTCCGGTATTCTGGACTTGCGAACACATCGCCGGTTAAAGCTTCGTTGCTGGCTCTTGTCTCGAAGGATCCGCCCGTAATTGGGTTAAACTGTGATCGTTGCGCCTGATCGGCGTTCGGGTCTACCGGTGGGGTCTGGTTCTTATCAGCAATATTTTCTTTTGCTGCATTTAAGCCCTGAATCTCAATGTTAAGGCTTGTGATATCTGCCTCGGCATCTGTTTCAATCGAACCTTTGATTTCTGCTGCTCTGGTCTCTATTTGTTGAATACTTGCATTCCGATAAAAATTGAAGCTCTCTGCTATTGTTTTAAATTTCATGTTAAAATTCTCCCTTAAATAATATTTTATTTACCATAATTTTTATGGCATCTTTTTTCTGATTTGCATCTTGTTCCTGCATTGCTGATCGGGCTTCTACTGAAGTAGTAGGATAAGCCGGATACGGTACAATACTACACTCATACACTTTTGATATCTTCGATATTTCCCGTGTATTGGTTGCCTTGTCGTACTGATCGCCCCCAGGTGGAACAGTAAAGGCAAATGACATGCCCGTCAATAGATCGTTCTTAACTGCCGTATGAACGGATCTTGCTTCTTCTGTGTCCGGTAACTCTGCAACCATTTCAAGCCCTGCCGGGGTCGTTTTGAATTGTAGAGTTTTTGGCGTTCGCGCTAAAGGGATTTTATTCATATCGTGGTTGTAAAGCAATCTGGTATCGGATAAATCACAACCATCTAATGCACCCCTTTTGATGATTTCGGTGTAAGATCCTGCCGGATCCATGATTTTTGTCGGTGTGTCAAATACTACTGGTACACCTTTTATAATAAGGCCTTGTTCTTCTCCTGCCGGGTCGGTGGCTCTTATTTCTGCTTGAATATCGGTGATTCTTGTTTCTTTCATTGTGTTTTGTCCTCCTGTAATTGGTATTGGTCTGCTTTATCAGCATTGACATAGTTAAGGCTAGTCAATCGTTTTTCCCCACCTTCTATTGATGGTAGGTTTAGAATCTCCCTTGCATCGTTCAGAGACAAGATACCCATGGGAAGCAATTCTTTTATCAAGTTGACCTTGGTTGCGTTGCTACTGAATTGAAGCCTTCCAGATTCAAATAATATCGAATTCCCGAAACTTTGTTCCTTTTTAGTGAATACTTTACAGGTCATTTCTAAGCTTAATTGTGTGGCGATTGGTTCAATCACACTTTCATAAGTCGCTGCCCATTCATCTTCTGTATAACTTGAATTCACGATACTTTCAGATATCCCCAAATAGTCGTATATCTTTGTTTTAATGGCTTTAATCTGGGCATCGTCAATGTTTACCGGGGTGCTGTTGATCGGCGTATATTCCATGGTGGTGTCTAACATGGCTATCCCACCATTGTTACTGACTCCCATGTAATCATTGATAAATTCTTCTTTTTTCTCTTTCAATTTGGGCCCGGCTAATTGTCCCGTGAATTGTAAGATCCCCCGGATATTGGCCGACGATTGAATACTGTTCGTCATTCCTTCATCCTGATTATGGGCCAGCTCCAAAGTTCCCATGATGGCGTTATTCGGATCGCCCAGCAAGTCATTCTCATTAAAATGTCTACGAAGGTGAACAATATCTGCATAAGGTAAAATATAATCTTTTCCATTACTGAATAAAAATTTCAAGAAAAGATCACCGGTTGGATCTGCTAAAAAATCAACATGACGGGCATTGATTGGATAGATCCCCAACAACTGGCCCTGATCGGTTTTCTGTAAATAGGCGAAACTATTATTGTACAAATAGAGGTGAGTCACCATCTTATACCACAGGTCATAGGCTGACATATAGGGGTTTGGGCTGACCTGTAATATCTGGTTTATTTGCTGATCCCCCGGCGTTTTTTTGGTATCGTCATAAGTGACAACGTGAGAACCCTTCACCTTTGCAAAATTCCTTGCTATAGCGTCTATTGCGCCACGATAAATATCGGATGAATAACTATCCCCCGACCAGGGGGAAAAGCCCCCTATGTCGGTGATGATTTCCGCTTTCGTTTCGGTTTTTGGTGGTGTGTTCTTTTTAAAGAGGTTAAATAATCCCATAAGCTGTTTTTACCATCTTTCCAGACTCACCGGCTCAATTGATACAATATGATCTTTATTAATTAACAGGGCCTGTTTGCCATTCTGAATACCTATAAAACCATCCATTCCCACATAATCAACAATGGTTTCTAAGCTCTTGTAACTATTGGTTAAAGGCTCTTCACTACCAGCCAATTTTATTTTTTTAAGCTTGATCGGTGACGGTATAAATTCCGGCTCATTTTCTGTTGCAAATTTTCCCTTCAATTCCTTCAACTTATTAAACGCATCATGTAAGAATCCAAATGCTTCACCAGCATTATCTTTGATTTCTTCCAAATCGTTGCTATCCATTATCCCGATGACTAATTCTTCCACGCTGGTTAGCGCTTCCGATACTTCAAACATTTCTTGGCTATAATTAATTTTCATCATCATTTTCTCCTTGTAATTCATTGATTATTTTTTCCAGTTTCGATTCAGTTTGAGGATAAAGCAGTTCATTAATCATCTTTTCAATTTTCTCAGATTCTTTTTTGATACCAAAAATATAATCAGACACAATCTCTGCTTTGATAGAATGTTCTTCATATCCAGCCCGAAGCTCCCAAAGTTTTTCTTCCGCCTTGGGACTATCAAAATTAATCGAAAAATATTCTTCGGTTAAATCCTGCATGATACAAGTTGCTCGCTCAATTTTTATTGACAAATCTACCATAGCATATTCAAGCCCTGATACTAAATCTCTACTTACCGTTATGTTTTCCATTTTAGCTTTTCTCCTCTTTCATTAATTCGCATAGATATTTATCATTATCTTTTTCCATTTCGTCCCGTTTTTCATTGGTAATGATTCCCAGCGCGTTGGCAAGGGTAATCATTCCATAAATCTTATAAGACACAAGCCGTACCGCTAAGGCATCCCCTTTAAGCTGGGCCATGACTGTTTCGGCGCTTTCTATCTGGTGGGTTAAGATTTCTAATTGTTGGTCGGTCATGGGGTTTTTCCTCCTTCTAGTAATGCAAATCCTTCAATATAAGGTTCTCCCATTTCGCTATCAACCAGTTTTATATTCTCATAAAAACGGCTTTTATTACTTCTGGATTGTTTAACACCCAAAGCTTTCAAACGCTTCCCAAAATTACGGCCGTCCATGGGTTTTATTCCATTTATTCCGCAAAAGAACTCATAAGCCGTTATTACTTCAGGGCATGGGATCCGATGTCCATGGCAAGTTTCTATTCTTTCCTGCAAAAACTGGTAGGCGCTGTCGGAATCTCTCAAAAATTCTTCGTTTTCGTATTTTGATGCTTCACTGATAGTTAAGTTATAGTCATTGGCTTCCAAACGCTTCAAACCTTCCACACACCAATGAAAAATAAAATCCATTTCATTTTCTAATATCTTTTTGGTAACATTGGAATCTCTGACAAAATCGGCTCTTCCTGCATTTACATCTTCTTCAGTACCAAACGTTTTATTAAACGGCAAAATAGCAATTCTTCGAAAAATACCATGGCTTTTCTCTCTCACTGAAGGCATCACGTTTAGTCCAAAGAAATGCGTGATATTAAATTGCATCCCTTGATGATCTTTATTCTTTTTGTTTACATTAACTGGCTCACCACAAATTACACTCTTGAAAGCTGCTCCTATTTTGCCACTGGCTTCAGACAAATCATCATCGTAAACAAGATTAAGACTTTTGCCCTCAAGGACAGACAGATCAAATTCACCGGAGAACTTAGAAAAACCTAAACTTGAAATATTGTGCTGGCCAACTAAATGGGCCATGATATCCATAAGCTTACTTTTACCATTGCTCCCATTCCCTAGAAAACAGAACGCCGTTTGGGTTTCCTGAGCGTGTGGAGACAACATCAAACCACAATTTTCTTGTAACGTCTTTTGAGTTTCTTTATCAAGTATTTCGTCTAAAAACTTTTTAAAACGTGATGTTTCAAAGTCTGTTTTTTCGGTACTATTCCAACTCGCCTGAATCTGCGTTGTTAAGCGGTATTGACTGTTATGAGGAAATAATTCCCCAGTTCGCCAATTTAAGACTCCATCCAAACAGTTTATAAAATCTTTTTCTGGATATTGCGGCAAATCATCTCTCGCAACCATCAATAATAACTCATTGAAGGCTTTAGCTTTTCGGGCCGTGGCATCTGCTGGCACTTTGCAATTAGCTAGATAGATTTTGTGAATATCACTATCTTTTTCTAATTCATAGACACCTTTTACATCATCATACATATAAACAAAATTGCCCCGGACAAACAAAGGTCTTTGAGCCATCAAGTAATTGACAAGCAATATTGGGATGATCTTATCGTTTGGATCGTAAATTCTGTCTTTGAAAAACTTGCAAATACTTTCAGCAATTGATTGTAATTCCCTTTCGTCCTCAATTGGGGGCTTGCATTTTTCGGTATTTAGTGCGATAATATAGTTAAATATAGTTTCTAAATCACGCTCAATTGATTTGGAGAATTTCCTTACACCGGCTTTAAATAATTTATCATTACGTTCACCAGTTTTATACTCTGTATCATCAATGATTTGACCGTTTTTCACCTGACCCGTTTCGCTCGAATGGGTCTTTTTTATTTTTTGTTTTTCATCCTGGGCCCTGAATAATTGGTAAAGTTTTTCCGGCATTTCTGCAATTGGAAGATCTATAATGACCTTATACTCGCCAATACCACCAGCTTTCTTTTCCGCTTCGCTCCCAGGGGCCACAATATAACCGCCATCTGTTCTGATATCCACACCTTTAAAATAAGCAGCTCTATTCTTTAGACCTTCCCTAAATTTATAGTACAAGTGCCATCCATTGTTTGGTGATTCCATCATTAAAGTATTAGGTACTTCTTGCCATATATTACTGAAGGTTTCTATCCCATCAACCCCATCTTCTGGTTTAACATCCAGATCAACAACCATGATTCCAGATTTTTCACCGGTTAATAAGGCTGCACCCGTTTTATTCTTGAGTTGATTCAGTTGTTGGGCTTCAGTAATCCAATTTTCTGGGATTGACCATTTTACATATGGTTTCTTCTTATAACCCTCTAAAGGTACCAACGGGAACATGTTATATTTTTCAATCGCTTCTGTTTTCGTGTTTCTCACCTCGGTTCTGCTTGTCACGTTCAATGATGTTTTTAACAGCCTGATAAGCCGTCAAATCTTGATAGCCGAATGAATTCTTTCTTTCTAATGCTTCCTCAATTTTTCTTCTCTTCTTATTCTCTCGATATCTCATTCTTTTTTTCGATGGCATAAAACCCCCTTTTTTTATTACCTCGGTCACCGCATTTGGCGACACAAGGATCTTTTTTAATCCTGATTTTGTTTGCTGGCATTTGTTAGCCATAATTGAAATGCTTCGACGGGAATCACGATTCGACGGCCTATTTTGAGAGTGGGAAAGTCAGAACGTCGTGTTAGTTCATAGGCAGTTGGCTTACTGATTCCTAACTGTTCTGAGAGTTCAGTTACATTCATTGTTAGTTTTGCTTGCATGGGTTTTTCACCTCCCTCTGTATACGCATATTTAAATCATTAACTTAATTATACTCTCTTTATTCGTTTTGTCAAGTGTCAATAATTCAATTGTGCGTATATGATTAAATTAGGCTATTTTAAATTTAGATCTTGTCATTTTGCTCAAATTAAGTTATACTCTACGCAAAGAGGTGAAAAAAATGAGTACAAATGATAAAATCAATACTCTCAGCGCTAACTTAAAAAAAATACGTGCTGCTAAGAATTTAACCCAAGAAGAAATGGCTGAACTTTTAGAAATCAACCCTAGGACTTATCAAAATTACGAAGGTGCAAGGAGTTCGCCTCCACTGCCCAAACTCCAAAAAATAGCTGAGCATTTAAAAATAAATGTAAACGAATTGACAGGTGATAAAGATAAATTAGAATCTGAATTAGAATTAAAAAACATGCGAATTTACGCCACTTATTTAGATGATAAATTTGAAAAATATAATGAAGAATATATCGTAATAGATTCAGCAATAACTGATTCAGCAGAAATAAAAGACCCAGAAAAAATAAAAAAATTATTTGAACGGTTTAAAGAATTAAGCAATGAAATTAATGCAACTGAAAAAGAAAGACAAAAAATTAATGAACATATTGAATTACTTCGTCAAGAACTTGGGTTAGATGAAGAAGCTCTGGCGCCAATCTCTGCGGAAGAAAGACAAGGTATCTATTATATTAATCAGCTCCAAATAATCAACGATAATATAAACTACCTTATAAAAACTGAACACTACAATAAAAATAAAATCTTAGATCAAATAATGGAAGGAAAGCTGGAATGCTACAAAGAACTTTTCACAATAGATGAACTTAAATTCATGAAAAAAGCTTCTGGTTTTTTAGCTCTCATAAAAAAGTATGTTGATGAGGAAGGTTTTTTATTCGGATACACTCGTGACAGTTTTGTAAATGAAATAATTAATTTTTATTCTATTGAAGAAATCGGACTTGATCCAAATTATATAAAAGAAAATTTTCTTGAGATATTAGCAAAATAACAAATAAATATCATCGCAACCACAAGAAACCCACTAACTATACCAGTTAGGGGGATTTTCTGTTTTATAGGGTAGTGACAAGGGTGACAAGAAAAATGACAAGAAAACAAGCCCCTTGTCACTCCTTCAAATGGCTCTATTATAGGCTTTATAGATAGTTTGGTGACAAGGTGACAAGAGAATGGAGAATTAGATAATAATATATAAAAAGGAGTGATATATAATGCCTAGAAAGACAATAAGAAATGCTCATGGTAGTGGGACGATACGAAAAAGAAAAGATGGAGTATGGGAAGCACGGTACACAACCGGCTATAATTCAGATACTGGAAAACAGATACAAAAATCAGTTTATGGCAAATCACAGTCCGTTGTAAGAAAAAAGCTTCAGGCTGCCTGTGCTGCCATTGATATCGGTAATTACATCGAACCCTCAAAATTAACCGTTGGGCAATGGGTTGATATTTGGTTGAAAGAATACACTGGAAGCATCAAACCCCTGACATTAAAATCTTATAAGGTCGCTATTAATAATCATATTAAGCCATCACTGGGATCAATAAAGTTATCTTCCCTCGGTGCGCACTCAATACAGGCTTTTTATAATAAACTGTTGAATGGGTCTGAAGAAATACCAGGTCTTTCACCAAAGACAATAAAAAACATACATGGTGTGCTTCACAAAACATTGCAACAAGCTGTAAAAATTAATTATATTCGGGACAACCCATCAAACGCCTGCGATCTTCCACGGGTTGAAAAGGTGAAAATCAAACCATTGGACGAAAACCAAATATCAGATTTTATTAAAGCTATAAAAGGCCATCAATTTGAGGACCTGTTTCTTTTTACTTTATTTACGGGAATGAGACAAGGGGAAGTCCTTGGCCTTACATGGGATTCTGTTGATCTGCAGAATGGCACAATCCTAATTTATCAACAACTCCAACGGATTGATGGCGTGTATAAGTTCGTTTCTTTAAAAAATGATAAATCCCGTAATATCACTTTACCACCATTCATTATTAAATTACTGCAGGAACACAAGGCCATGCAAAACCAATGGCGTTTACTGGCTGGCTCTGCATGGGATAACAGCAACTTTGTTTTCTCTAATCAATTAGGGGGACACCTTGCACATGTGACGGTATCTACAAACTATAAAAAGATTGTTAAAAGTATCGGACTTCCTGAAGCACGCTTTCATGACTTGCGCCATTCATATGCCGTGGCTGCGCTGCAATCCGGGGATGATATAAAAACGGTGCAAGAAAATCTCGGTCATCATACTGCATCATTTACTTTAGATGTGTATGGGCATGTGTCCCAACGAATGAAAACAGACAGTGCTGATCGCATGGAGAACTTCATAAAGGGTGTAAAAAATCTCTAA